GAATGGGCAGGGGTATGCAATGATTACAGCTAAGAAGAATGCGGCCTATTATCTAAGTTTCGCAGCAATAGACAGCACAACACCTGCAAGCTACAAGTCAGGCATTAGTCCGGTTGATACCGCTTACTATAAAGACGGCGCAGGTGCATGGACAAGCCTTGCTATCACCGACACTGCGTCAGAGATTGGCACGACAGGTGTTTACGAGATAGACCTAACAGCGGCAGAGATGAATCACGACAAGGTTATGATTAAGTTCGCAGTCAGCGGCATGGCAGACGATGCTTATCTGTTCGACCTGCAAACAAAACTGGTTGATGATCTAAACGACTTCAATTCAACCAGTGACGCAGTGGCAAACGTAACCCTTGTGGCCACAACCACTAACTTAACAAACAACACGCCAGAGGCAACGGTCAACGCAGCCACGGCCAATCAGATAGCAGACCACGTTATACGCAGGTCGTGGGCAAACGTAGAAGCATCTAGCGATGGGGACACGATAGCATTCAGATCATTGTTAGGCGCAGTGGCTAAACTGGTTAACAAGGTGGCTATATCCGGTACTGACTTACAGATATTTAGAGATGACGATACAACGGTGCTAGGTACGCAGGCGCTCAGCACGGACGCATCAGCAGAACCTATCGTCGGAATAGATACCACGTAGCATGGCTGGTGGTCTGCGTGACCTCCTCGCTTTACAAGGAGTAATACCACTAAGCAAGGTTGTAACGGCAACCCCAGGCTTAACGCTAGGACAGGCAACAGGCGTTTGGATAACAGGCGCGACACCAGCAACAAGCAACCCAGGCTTAACCCTTTTACAATTAAGTGGGGTATGGATAAGCGGAGGTAATGCAGCCGAGGTTGTCGTAAACAATGGCGGCGGATCGAAGCTAGCACTACTAATTAGGGAAGATCAAGAGATTATTGATATAATCACAGCAATAGGCCCGATCCTAGTGAGGATGGTATGAGTGATAAACCGATTTATAGAACAGTTGATGCGGTTGATAAGATGCGCCGCGTAGACCCTGGGTTAAAACTATACCCAACATACAAGCTTGGCGCCGGGCGTGCTGAATACATGGCCTCAAGAGTAGGTGAGGAGATCCCACGTTTTGCTAAAAGGAAGTAAGGGGGGTAGTTATGGGTAGAGCAGCGAGAAATAAAGATACTGGGCTAACCGATAAAGAAGAAGTCTTTGCGGAGTGTCTCGCGAACAATCCTGAGATGAGCAATAGCGATGCTTACAGGGAGGCGTACAACTGCGGAAACATGAAGCCGCTAACAGTAAACTCAAGGGCATACGACCTGAGCAATAGCGGGCGCATAGCGGATAGAGTTGCGCTGCTACGAGCAGAGCGGTCAAAACGCACGCAGATAGACGCAGATTGGGTGCTGTTAGAGGCAGTCGATTTGTACAGGGAATGTAGGATTGAGAGCGATAGGAGCCAAGCTAATAAGTCGCTAGACACGATTGGCAAGCACGTTGATGTTAAGGCGTGGGATAAGTCGATTGAGATAAATACATCAGACTCCCTGTTAGACATCCTAGAAGCGGCGCGACTCAGGGCGATACCTGATAAATGAACACTGCTGTTGCAATGACTCAGGAAGAGTACGAGCATCACCTGAAGATGGATATAAGTGAGTTCTATCTCGATCCGGTAGCATTTGTGCGCTATACCTTCCCTTGGGGCCAGAAAGGAACAGACCTTGCTGATTTCGATGGGCCGGACAAGTGGCAGGAAGATCTGCTACAAGATATAGCCGCAAGCATTATCACCCCTGACGCCCCAAGAAGATTCGCTGTAGCCAGTGGCCACGGTATCGGTAAGGGCGCGGTAACGGCATGGATCATCCTTTGGTTTATGTCTACAAGGGCGAATGGTCGAGGTGTTGTAACTGCTAACACGTTCAACCAGCTCAACGGCAAGACATGGGCAGAACTGTCGTTGTGGCACAAACGGAGTATTAATAGAGCGTGGTTCACATGGACGGCTACAAGGTTTTTTGAGAAAGAGAACCCGGAAACGTGGTTCGTTGATGCTATTGCTAACAACCCAAGGAATTCAGAAGCATTTGCAGGGCTACACGCGAGAGATGTTCTTGTCATATTTGATGAAAGCTCCGGTATTGAGAAATCAATCTACGAGGTTACCGAGGGAGCGATGACTACTGAGGGCGCTCTGTGGATAACGCTAGGCAACCCCACAAGGAACTCAGGGCCGTTTAGAGAGTCGTTCGGGCGGTTTAAACACCGATGGAACACCCGGCACATTGATAGCCGTAGCGCCAAGATGACGGATAAGAAGCTCATCAAGGAGTGGGAAGACGATCATGGCGCTACGAGTGATTTCTTCAAGGTTCGAGTGCTTGGGCAGTTCCCGGTAGCAGGATCAAACCAGCTAATATCCGGCGAAGCGGTAGAGCAGGGACGGAAGCTAGAGCTACACCCGGAAGAGTGGAGCGCAATGCCGGTATCTATCGGCTGTGACGTGGCTCGATTTGGATCAGACGAAACGGTAATTATTGTTCGCCAGGGCAGAAAGATGATCTCAATGGACACCTACCGAGAGCTGGACAACGTACAAGTGGCGATGAAGTGTGCCGAGGTCTATCGAAAATACCACGGCGCGATACTTTTGGTTGATGAAGTTGGATTGGGTTCAGGCGTTGTCGATACGCTAAAGAGCTTGAGCTATCCAGTGATAGGCGTCAACGCAGGCAGAAAGCCCGACGATAGCACGCGATTCGTCAATCTTCGCGCTGAAATGTGGTATCGCATGAAAGAGTGGGTCGAGGCTGGCGCTGACATCACGGATGACAACGAGCTGTGCGAGCAGTTGATTACAATCGAATATAGCTTCTCTGCAAAAGAGCAGGTTGTTATCGAGAAGAAAGAGGATATGAAGAAGCGGGGGATGTCATCGCCGGATAGAGCTGACGCTTTGGCTTTAACATTCGCGCACATCGCCCTACCCTCACAAACAATATCTAGCTTTGAAGCAGAGGATTACACCTGATGATTGAAATAGTACACACAAAAGAAGAGCTAGCAGAAGTGTTGCATAATGATACAATGTGCAAAGGAATCGGTGGCGCGATTATGAAGGAATACCCCGATCGTAAATGGTACGTAGAGGTGTTAGACAAGTGTCGCGTCTGCTATATTAAGATTCCCGATATTTCAATGGAATACGGAGTTTCTATATTGCTGACGGGTAGTGTTGTTCCAGATACTAGACGGTGCGTCAGAGCTGCCGGTGAGCTGCTAGAGCGATTTACGCTTACACGTGGTAGAACTGACAACGCAGACCTAATAGCTCTTGAGCGGGGCTATAAAGGCGTTGTCGGCGCTAAAGCAGGCGAGATGTAATGATTGAGAAACATCCAGGTGAGTTAGAAGACGATGGATTACTGATTCACGACGAAGCTGGGGACAATGATGCGGTTTGGATTCAACGTGCGCGTTCAGCTTACGAAGCGTCAACGGATTACATGGAGTCGTCCATTTTTACGCAGTGGGACACAAATCTCGACAATTTCAGAAGCCGAGCAGAGACAAAAAAAGCATCATCTAAACGAAAAATCTTCAGGCCAAAAACTCGATCAGCGCTAAGAGCACACGAAGCGGCAATGGCTGCGGCGTTATTCACAAACAATGATCTAATATCTGTAGAGCCAAGCGATAAAGACAACGCTGTGCAAGCACTTAGCGCAAAACTCAATAAGGGGCTAATTCAGCACAGGCTTGAGAAGACGATTCCTTGGTTTATGACTGTACAAGGCGCATATCAAGACACACTGGTTTACGGTGTTGTAGTTAGTAAAAACTACTGGCGACGAGAAGTTAAAGAGTCGAAAGAGTTTGAGCTAGCGTATGACAGTGCAGGCAATCCCATCTTAGATGACGAAGGGTTCCCGCTTGGACAGAAGAAGCCCCCTGAAGTCATTTACGACGAGCCAGTTATTGATCTGCTAGCGCCTGAAAACTTCAGGTTCGATCCAAACGCTGACTGGCGCGACCCAGTTAAAGATAGTCCTTATCTAATAGAGCAAATACCGATGTACGCTGGTGATGTTATCGAGCGCATGGAGCTGGGCGGCGATGATAAGACAGGCTCAGCAGAGTGGCGCACATACGATATTGGCGAAATACTCGCTACAGTAGATAGCACAGATGGTGAGTCAACACGACAAGCCCGCGAGGGTGACCGGGAAGACCCTGTTGACTCGACAACTATCAACGAGTTTCGTCGGGTATGGGTACACTTTAATATCTATCGTGAAGGTGGTGTGGACATGGCGTACTACACGCTAGGCACATCTAAGATGCTCAGCGATCCCGTGCCTTTGACTGATATATACAAGCATGGTCGTGATGCTTATACGATTGGTGTATCGACAATTGAAGCGCACAGAAACTACCCCTCGTCGCTTACTGAAGATGGCGCAAACATCCAGTGCGAGATGAACACTTTGGCAGACCAGCGCTACGATAATGTCCGCCTAGTACTGAATAAGCGCTATTTAATCAGGCGACAAGGTAATATTGACCTAGCCGCGCTATCTAATAACAGGCCCGGTGGTGGCATTTTCGTTGATGATCCTAACGCTGATGTAAATGTCATCGACACACCCGATGTCACAAGCTCTAGTTATGCAGAGCAAGATCGCTTAAATCAGGACATGGATGAGTTGATGGGTACATTCTCACCCTCAACCGTTCAATCAAACCGCTCTATGAACGAGACAGTTGGCGGCATGAACCTTATGCAAGCCGGTGCTAACTCGACGCAAGAATACATCATGCGAACGTTTATTGAGACATGGGTTGAGCCGACACTACGAACGCTGGCTAAGTTAATTCAGTATTATGAAACAGACGAAGTTGCGCTCAATGTCGCAGCCAAGCAAGCCGAAATATCTGATGAAGCAGTTCAAGACCCGCAAATAATGGATAGACTGATACAGCAAGATTTAAACATCACAGTTAATGTTGGCATGGGCAATACAAACCCAAGGCAGAAGCTAGAGCGTTTAATGATGGCTGTAAACACTACCGCTGCTATGCCTGGCGCTGCCGAGGCAACGAACTGGGAAGAGGTTGTTAAGGAAATATGGTCATACGCTGGTTACGGTGATGGTGATAGATTCCTAACTGCCGAGAAAGGAGAAGGGTCGCAGCCAGAAGGGCCACCACCTGAAATGCAGTCTAAGCAAATGGAGTTGCAGGCTAAAGCGCAAGACAACGAGGCTAATCGTCAGCATGAGATGAATATGCTTCAAATGCGCTTACAGCAAGAAGGTGACTACAAGATTTCGGAGATGAACACCAAGCGCGAGATAGAGCTGATCAAACTATCAGAGACTAAAGGCATGAAGCTGGAGGAGTTGCGGGCCAAGATTGACATTGAAAGCAGCAAGGACAAGACCAAGCGCGAGACCGAGGCTTTGAGAGCTAGCTTAATGAATCGTGAATTTTCTATTAAAACAACTATGGGTAGTGGCATATGACTGAGTTTGATGGCGATGAGGACTATTATGACCAGAACTCGTTATTCGCTGCCGCCGATCTGGGTGAAACAGCACGTTCATTTTTGGGTTCAGAGCTGGGCAAGTATTTACTGGGGTGCGCAAAGCAGGATATAGACGATGCAAGCGCGAAGCTATTAACAGTTGCACCAACAAATATAGAAAAAATACGGGAGCTACAAACGAAGGCGCAAACAGCAGGTAACTTTTTAATTTGGATAAATGAAGCTATTGGTATGGGCGATGTCGCCTACCAGCAGATAACTACAGAGGATTGACCATGAGCGAAGAAACAGTGATTGAAGAATTAGAGCCAATGGAAGTGGAAGAAGAAAAACGCGATCTATCTCCACGAGAAGAGGCGATTGAAGCTATTGTCGCAAGGCGAGCGGCAGAAGACAGCGGCACTATTGTCGATGCTCATGGCGCAGAGATTGATGATGGTTTAAGTGAAGAGGCTTACGACGACCTAGACCCAGAGCTTCAGCCCCCAACAGAGCCGGATTCGCCTGTATTCAAAAATGAATCAGGGCAGTACGCAGTTAATCTGCGCGTAAATGGTCAAGATGTAGTACGAACGCTAGATGATATGAAGGCCGACTCGCAGAAACACGCATCGGCAGACCTGCGGCTACAAGAAGTCGCAGACTTACAAAAAGACATTGCTACGAGAGAGGCGCAGTTGAAGGCTCAGTACGATGAGTTTCAAGCCAAAGTCGCAGCACAAGACAACCAGCTATCCAGCCAGGACGTTGGGGAAGATGCTCTTGAAGGCGCGAAAGCGGTGATGGAGCAGATATACGATGGCAATACAGATGACGCAGCCGAGCAGTTAGCGAAGATGATTGAAGGGCGGCGACAGCCCACCCAGATTGATGTCGAAGCAATTGAGCGAACAGCGGCAACTAAAGCCATTGAGCAGATCGAGGCATTAAACGCTGACAAGGCGCATAAGGCTTCAGTAGCTAAAGGTACGGATTGGTTGAATGAAGAACACCCTGAGATTTTATCCAGCGACTCGCTAACGAGATACGTTGATATAGAGATCGACCGGGCAGTAGCAAACAACCCGTCACTAACACCCGAGGCCGCAATCAAACTGGCTACCGATATTGTGCTAGAGCAAATGGGGAAACCCACTAGCGATACGCAAGTAAGTAGTCGAAATCAAAACAAGGCTGATTTACAGCGTGAGCCTGTGCGTCAATCCGCAAAAAGAGCTAGAACCACCCCGGTGGAGATAGATAATTCCCCGAGCGCAGTGATAGCACGAATGCGGGAAGAACGCATGGCGATACGCGGTCAGTCTACACGATAGAGGTAACATCCCATGGCTGGACAACTCTGGTCGGGTGCAAATGGCTTTATGGCCTCACCCACATTATCCAACACATTGCGGAACGCGGTACAACCGCTGAGCCGTTTCCTTCAATTTTGCGACACCGAAGAGGCCCGAGGTAAGGGTCGTGGTGACGTACACAACTGGAACACCTACGGTGACACGTCTTCCGATTGCCCTATTACAGGTCTTGACGAGAACGCTAAAGTCCCCGAAGTTAGTTTCGCGGAAAGCCAAGGCACCGTCACTATCAGGGAATTCGGTATTGCAGTACCCTTTTCCAAGAAGTATGACGACCTGTCTGAGCACCCTGTAAAGACTATCATCCAGCAAACGTTGAAAAACTCTGCGGCACGCACACAAGATTCTGTTGCCCACAGCCAGTTTGATACTTCTTTGCTGACAGGTACTGGTGGTGGTTCTGGCGCTGTAACAGTGCAGACCGATGGCACCTTCTCTGGCACAGCTGTAGTGATGACCATTGCGCACGTCAAGACGATTGCCGACACCATGCAGGAGCGCAACATTCCTGTATATGACGGCGAGAACTACGTCGCTATCATGCGGCCTACCACTCTGCGCCCTGTATTGACCGAGCTAGAGTCTATCCATCAGTACACGGATAACGGCTGGTCTCGTATCATGAACGGCGAGAAGGGCAAGTACGAAGGTATTCGCTTTGTAACTCAGACGAACATCGCTTCTGAGGGTTACAGCTTAGGCGACGCAGCCTTTTTCTTCGGGGGGGATACCATCACTCAGGTTATTTCGTGTCCGCTAGAATTGCGCGGCAAGATTCCTGACGACTATGGCCGCTCGCAAGGCATTATGTGGTACTCGCTGGAGAACTTTGCGCTCACGCACAATGACCAGACTAGTACTGAAACCAAAAACCAAGCCCGCGTTTTACGCTGGGGCGGTACGGGCTAATTATTGCCCCTTTAATTAGGGGCTTTATTGAGGAATAAAATATGAGTTATTCAAACCCAACCACAGTAGGCTACCGTTTCCCGGCTGCCGTTCTGTCATCTGCCGCCATTGTTGGCCGCATTCAAGGCCCAGACGGCTTGAAGGGTCGCGTGGTAGATGTTTCGGTAGTCACGACTACTGCAACCACTGTTGCATCATGTACGGTTGATGTCGGCTTAGCTAGCGATGTTGACGCTTATGCGACGCAAACCATTCCTGTTACAGCCATTAATCTTGGCGTACAGGGTACAGTCACTGTGTACAACCATGAAATCCCTGAAGGCACACTTGTAGAAGTGTCTGCCAACGGAGAATGTACGGCTGGCGCCGGTGACCTTACTGTGATCATCGACTGGTACTAGGAGTATTATTATGAGCATTGAAGATGGCACTACCTTCACGAAAGGCTTTGATAGCAAGAAAGCAAGCCCTATGCCGGGCGAGAAAACACAGCGTCCTATGAAGAACGGCTTTATCGAGAAAGGTAAAGGCGCCGGAAAAGACGGCGGAAAGGGCTACAAGAAGTAAATTCACCGGGGCTGCTAACGTGGCCCCGGCTGTTTTCACAAAGAGGCTAGACCTATGAAAAACATGACGATGGAAGAATTTCACTCAATGTATGAAGGTAAAGACGTACCAGCAAGCCTTGAAGAAGGCCACAGCGGTAAGCACGTTGTCGGGGCGCACGAAGAGACTATCCAACGGCATCGCGTTACCCGAATCGGTGAAGACGAAACCGTTACACTGCGTGGTGATGGCCGTGCTCGATAAAACAAGTGAGTTTTCGCAGATATTCGGTGGCACAGGCGAGACTAGGTTTATTCAGGATGGATGCCGGTATTCAGCAGCCGGGAAGTATCTAGGTAAGGTTGGCGGGGAAGATCGCAAGCCATTCGTAGCCAAGCCTGTTATAATCGAGCATGTCGTTAATGACGGCACGGTAACAAAGAAAGACCTGATCGAGCTAGCAACTTCTCATGGCATTCGTGCTGACGGAAGGATGTCAGAAGAAACGATACGATCTAAGTTGAAGTCTAACAATGTCGACATTCCTTGAGTTATCGCAAGCCCTAAGACGAGAATGCAGTGTAGCTGGTGACGGCCCTGCCGCTGTAACCAACCAGCTTAACGAATATGGCAGGCTAATTGAGTGGGTTAACTCTGCGCATCAAGAGATACAGTCACGCTGGTTTAACTGGCGGTTTTTATGGGCTGAAGGCTCATTCAGCACTATTACCGATCAAGGCAGTTATGTTCTAACTGATGCCGGGTCGATGGGCGGTAGCGGCAATGTGATTGCTGACTTCGCAAACTTAGCTAAGTACAACCCTGGCTCCGGTCGCACCGGCTCAAAGATGTGGATTGGCGGAACAACACAGCTTCACTACATCCCTTGGAGCGATTACGATCACACGGCTTATACAAGCACGGGCAAACCTACCGCATTCACAATTAAACCTAACGGGTCGTTTGCATATCTGCCAACGCCTGATTCTGCTTATGCGATAACTTTTGAGTATTACCAAACTCCGACAGTTCTTGCGGCGGATGCTGACGAATCACCTATCCCTAATAGGTTTCAAAGCATAATTGTCGCAAGGGCGATGATTTACTACGGAAACTATGAGGATGCACCGGAGATAAAAACTGCCGGGCTGGAAAGATATAAGGAGATTTTAGATCAGCTAGAAGCCGATCAGCTAGACAACTCTTCTGAATATCGCCATAGCACCAACAACGACATAGTGATTCAAGTCAATGACGGTTAAGACGGATTATTTCCCGCTAGGCGAAGGCTTGGACGTATCAACTCCAGCTCTCTCCGCGGCCCCAGGATCACTTCTAAGCTGCTCTAACTTCGCCCCAGACATTCATGGCGGTTACAGGTATTCAGGGCAATACGAGCGGTTTGACGGGCGGCCATCGCCTAGTGATGCGGTTTACTACACTCTCGAAGTCGCTGACGAGTCCTCGTACTCGGCAGGCGATAGTATTACTGGTGGCACAAGTGGTGCTACAGCTACGGTTGCCGCCACAGCTACAGGCGAGTTAATTATTACACGGCTTGTTGGTGGATTTACCGCAGCCGAATCAATTGGCGCAACAACTGTCACAGTGGTTGAGGTTTTAAGTGGTGAGAGCGATCCAACCACAGATGCGACCTATAACCTTGCGGCAGCAGATGAATACCGTGGAGATATTGCAGCGGTTCCCGGCTCAGGGGCTATTCGAGGTATATGGCGACATGGCGCGAAGACCTATGCGTTTAGAGATAACGCAGGAGCCACAGCCCTCGATGTTTACAAAGCATCAGCAACAGGCTGGACGCAGGTAATATTATCCTCGCATTATATTTGGTATGACGCGGGTGTTAGCGCGTTCGCTGAAGGCGATTCAGTAACAGGGCTAACAAGCGCAGCGACAGGCACAGTTCATCGCGTAGTGATCCACACAGGCTCTTACACGACGGGCTATATTGTTCTTACGGGTGTTACGGGTACTTTCTCAAATAATGAGGCGTTACAGGTTAGCGCGGTAACTGTAGCAACGGCAGACGGCGCAAGTGTTGCGGTGGCATTTGCGGTTGGCGGTGCTTTCCAGTTTAGATCGCACAATTTCCTAGGAACATCTTCTTCTTATTACGTTTATGGTTGTGACGGTGTTAACCCAGCCTTTGAAATAGACGATAGCGATGTATTCTCGCCTATTTTCATGCCGACATTTGCAGGCGCTCCGTCAGCCGACACGCCTCACCTAGTTGAAATCCATAAAGGTCATTTATTCCTCGCCTTCCCCAATGGAATTATCGAGCACTCAACACCGACCGACGCGATGACCTTTGATGCCTTTCTTGGCGCGGCTGAATTTGGCATGAGTGATGATGTAACAGGGATTTTATCGGTAGCCGGTGGCGTCTTGGTTATATTTACACGCAGTAGAACGCAAGGACTGTATGGGACTAACGTATCTGACTGGTCGATGGTATCGCTATCAGATAACACGGGCGCACTTCTTTACGGCGCTGTACCTATTGGCCGGGTTTACGCATGGGACGACCGAGGGATAGTAAGACTAGACCGAGTACAGGCGTTTGGTGACTTCCAGAGCGCATCGGTATCTAAGCGAATCCAGCAGGCATTAATTGATAATGCTGGCAATCTTGTTGCGTCGGTGGTTTATAAAGACCGCGACCAATTCTGGTATGTGCTGAGTACCGGCGAGGTTGTTGTTTGCTATGTTGGCGAGCAGGGCGAAATTCGGTTTGGGTGGCTTAACACTACGCTTGTGGTTAATTGTGCTTATAACGCGCCGGACGAAAACGGGGCAGAGCGTATATTCATTGGTGATGATGGCGGCTTTGTTTACGAGATGAACAAAGGAACCTCTCACGATGGGGCTGCGATGGACTATGGCTTCCGCACAACTTATAACCACTTTCGATCACCCAGGCTAAGAAAATCATTCAAGCACTTACAGGCTGAGATTAGCGCAACCGATATAGCAGTGTTCTCTATTGCTGCGGAGTACGATTACTCATCGGCCTATGCTGAGAATAATATCGACTTAGGCGTTAGCGTTGTTGGTGGCGCGGGGTTTTGGAATGAGGCGCAATGGAATGAGTTTACATGGTCAGCACAGGATGTGCCTACTAGCGAAATATCAATAACAGGCACGGGTATTAACATCGGGCTAATTATTTACGGCAATTCAAACATTATCAAGCCTTTCACGCTTCAAGGTTTTATGACGCACTATATTCCAAGGAGAACGCATCGTGGCTAATGATTTTTATAACAGGGCGAAGTCGTTTTCTGCGTCTACAAAGGCTAAGGGTTCTGATGTTGTATCAGAGCTGGATAGCGTAGCGGCTGGCTTCCTTAAAATGCCGTCGCTTGAGTCGATCCAGAAAGGCGCGACCAATTTTGTGACAGCAGGTGGTACAGCAGACGCGCTTACTATTACTTCGCCAGTGAAGGTAATCACAACCTATACCGGGCAAGACGGACTACTTTATCTAGTAAAGGCGATTGGAACAAACACTGGGGCAATGACGGTTAATGTTGATGGTGTTGGTGTTGTGTCGCTGGTTACCGCAGACCAAGCTGCCGCCTCAGCCGGTTCTGTAAAGATCAATGGCATCTATACTATTATCTATAACGAAACAGTAGGTAAGTTCGTCTTCACAGATGAAGCGTCGGCCTCTATATTCGCTGATAACGCAGAAGCATCGGCCACAGCGTCAGCGGCTTCAGCTGTAACCTCGGCGGATGAGGCCGGTTATTCTCAAGACTGGGCTATAACCCCAGAAGACACACTGGTTCCAGTAGCGGCTGGGGGTGATGGAGTAACAGATTATTCCTCTCTCCACTGGGCGGCAAAGGCTAGCGCGTTATATGGTATTGACGATGCGGTGACAAGTCTTTCCACCACCTACAGCTCAACTAAGATTGTGGATGAGTTTGTACAGCTAGCCACGTCGGGGACTATAACAGCGCGGCATACAATACAAGACGCAACACCCGGCTTCTATTTAGACGAAACAGATCAAGGCGCGGACTTAGGGGTGGTGCATGTTGCTGTTGATGCTGGAACCTTCCAAATACAGTCTGTTAATGACGCACTGGCTTATCTGACAACAATGTTTAGCGTTAGTCGGGCTGGAAATGCGAACTTTGCAGGCACGGTTGACGGCAGAGATGTAGCC